ATGGCGGACAATCGCAAGTCCCGCCGTCAGGATGAGCTGACGGCGCCTCCACGGTGCGCCCATGCCGGATGGAGCGCAATCTTTCTGGCCGAACTGGCCGCGACATCGAATGTGACGGCCTCGTCGGCCAAGGCGGGGGTTTCGACCCGCGTGGTCTATGACACGCGCCGCCATGATGCCGAATTTGCGCGCGCCTGGCGCTCGGCCCTTTGCGAAGGTTATGACGCGCTGGAAATGGCGCTGCTTTACCGCCTGCGGGTGGGCGAGTTGAAACCGCCGACCGGCGCCAAGCGCGCCTCGCGCAGTTTCGACAATGCCACCGCACTGCGCCTGCTGGCCGCTCACCGCGAGACGGTCGCCCGCGAACGCGCCATCCGCGAGGAGGAGGACGCCGATGCGATCCTCGCTTCAATCAACGCGAAACTGGAAAAGATGCGCGAGCGCTGGCTGGCCGCCAAGGAAGCCGGAGCGGAAGCAGGGACGGAGGCGCCCGATGAGCAGTAAGCCGCGCCTGCTGGAATGCCTGCTGGCCCAGCCGATGGCACAAAGGCTGGCGGCGCTGGCGGTGCTGACCGGGGCAGAACGCGCCGAATTGCGCCACCATTGGGAGCTTTGGGCACGCCCCGAGCAATTGCCGCCGCAGGATGACTGGCGGATCTGGCTGGTGATGGCCGGGCGCGGGTTTGGCAAGACGCGGCTGGGGGCCGAATGGGTTCGCCGCGTGGCCACCGACAATCCCGATGCGCGGATTGCCTTGGTGGGCGCGTCCTTGGGCGATGCCCGCGCGGTGATGGTCGAGGGCGAGAGCGGCCTTCTGACCTGCTCTCCCCCGCGCCGTCGGCCCCGGTTCGAACCGTCGCTGCGTCGGCTGGTCTGGCCCAACGGGGCGCAGGCGACGATCTATTCGGCGGGCGAACCCGAAAGCCTGCGCGGGCCGCAACACAGCCATGCCTGGTGCGACGAGATCGCCAAATGGGATAATGCAGCGCAGCGGGCCGAGCAAAGCTGGAACAATCTCCTGCTGGGCCTGCGCCTTGGCGAAAACCCTCAGGCTTTGGCCACCACCACGCCGCGGGCGGTGCCTTTGCTGATGCAACTGCTGGATCAGGAGGATGCGATCGTCACGCGGGGCCGGACGCAGGACAATCTATCGAACCTGCCCGCGCGGTTTTTGAAGGATATGCGCCGCAGCTTTGGCCGTTCCGCCTTGGCTCGGCAGGAATTGGACGGCGAATTGCTGACCGATATCGAGGGCGCGCTCTGGACCCGCGCGATGATCGAAACCGTACGCGAGGCCTGCGCGGGAGCCGAACCCGTGCGCACCGTGATCGGGGTCGATCCCCCGGCCTCGGCAGCGGGGGATGCCTGCGGGATCATCGTCGCGCAATTGGGTGAGGATGGGGTGGCGCGCATCCTTGCGGACGCTACTGTCCAGCGCGCCAGCCCTGAAAAATGGGCCCGCGCGGTGGCCGAGGCCGCCGCCACATGGCGCGCCGACCGCGTTGTGGCCGAGGCCAACCAAGGCGGGGCGATGGTGGAAAGCGTGCTGCGCGCCGCCTGCATCGCCCTGCCCATCCGGCTGGTCCATGCCAGCGTGGGCAAGACGGCGCGGGCCGAACCGGTGGCCGCGCTCTATGAAACGGGGCGGGTGCGCCATGTCGGGGCCTTCCCCGCGCTGGAGGACCAGCTTTGCGGTCTGGTGTCGGGCGGGGCCTATCAGGGGCCGGGCCGCTCACCCGACCGGGCCGATGCCGCCGTCTGGGCGCTGACCGAACTGATGCTTTCCACCCGCGCGCCGCCGCGTGTGCTCGATCTGTAACATTTTCGCCCAACCACTTGTTTTGAAAGGCGATCCCATGACCTTCCTTGAAACAATCGCTTCCGCCTTCAAGGGCAAGGGAGCCCGTGTGCCGCTGGCCCAATCCTATGTCTCGCCATGGATGTTTGGTGAGAGCGGAGGGGGGCGGCTGCCCTTCGATTATCACCGTGCGGTGCGCCATGCCTATCTGGAAAACCCGGTGGCGCATCGCGCGGTACGACTGGTGGCCGATGGCATTGCCGGGGCGCCGCTGGCGCCGACCGATCCATCGCTGGCCATGCTGGTGCTGGAAACTTCGGCGGGGCAATCGCTGCTCGAAACGCTGGCCAGCCAGTTGCTGCTTCACGGCAATGCCTATGTGCAGATCCTGAAGGACGGGCTGGGCTATCCGGTCGAACTCTTCGCCCTGCGCCCGGAGCGCGTGACGCTGGCGTTCGGCAATGACGGCTGGCCCACGGGGATCACCTATCGCGTGGGCGACCGCTCGATGACGATCCCGATGTGCGATGCCGATGCCTCGCCCAATATCATCCATATCAAAGGCTATCATCCCGGCGACGATCATTATGGCGCGGGCTGCCTTGGCGCGGCGGATCAGGCGGTGGCCACGCATAATGCGGCGGCCAACTGGAACCGGTCCCTGCTGGAAAATGCGGCGCGGCCTTCAGGGGCGCTGGTCTATGATGCGGGCAATGGCGCGGGCCTTTCGGGCGAACAGTTCGACCGGCTGCGCGAGGAATTGAACCGGGTCTTTTCCGGCTCTCCCAATGCCGGGCGGCCGATGCTGCTCGAAGGGGGCCTCAAATGGCAGTCGATGTCGATGTCGCCCGCCGACATGGATTTCGCCGCACTGAAATCGGCCGCCGCGCGCGACATCGCGCTGGCCTTTGGCGTGCCGCCGATGCTGTTGGGCCTGCCCGGTGACAGCACCTACAACAATTACAAGGAGGCCAACAAGGCGCTCTGGCGGCTGACGCTGCTGCCGCTGGCCGACAAGCTGCTCTCCGCCATTGCCGAGGGGCTGGAGACATGGTTCCCCGATGCGCGTCTGGCCATCGACCTTGATCGCATCCCCGCGCTGGCCGAGGACCGGCAGGCGCTGTGGAGCCAGATCAACGCTGCCGGTTTCCTGACCGATGCGGAAAAGCGCGAGATGCTGGGCCTTCCGGCACTGGTGCAGCCATGAAGCGCGAGGACATGCTGGCACGGCTGATGGCGCAGGAAAATGCCGATGGGGGCGATCTGATCACCCTGCGCGCGATTGTCGAAGAGGCCAGCGAGTTGGGCGCGGCGCGGATGCTGGCGCGCATGGGGCTGAGCGATGATGGCGCCTCCGATGACCTTTCGGAACTGCGCGAACTGCTGCGCGCATGGCGCGATGCCAAGCGCAGCATGTGGAAAGCGGTGATCGATTGGGCGGTGCGCGCGGGGCTGGCCGCGGTGCTGGTGGGCATTGCCATGCGGTCGGGCGCGGGAGAATTGCTGAAATGACGGCAGAACCTGAAGATCGCCTGCGCTTTGCCGGCTATGCCGCCCTGTTCGACAAGCGCGATGCGGGGCGCGACACGATCCGCCCCGGCGCCTTTACCCGCACGCTGGCCGAACGCGACGCCCGCCGCCAAGGCCCCCTGCCCTTATTCTGGCAGCATAATCCGGACCAGCAGATCGGCTGGATCGAAAATGCCGCCGAGGATGAGCGGGGCCTGCGCGTGATCGCCCGGATCGACAATCCAGCGGGCGGCGCGGCGGCAGCATTGAAAACCGGCAAGGTCACGGGCCTGAGTTTCGGCTATCGCGCCCGCACCTTTGAACGCGATGCGCAGGGCCGCGAATTGCGCGACATCGATCTGTTCGAGGTCAGCCTGGTTAGCCACCCGATGCAGCATGACGCGCGGGTTCACATGATCGCCTCCCCTTCGGCCGCCTGAACCCGGCCTGACCATCCCCTTTTCCCGTTTTTCGTCGAGCCGCCATTTTTGGGGGCGGCTTTTTTGTCAGAAAGGTAAATACCTCATGGAACATGAAAACCTCAACGCCGGTCTCGACGCCTCGTTCGACATCGTGGCCCGTCAAGAAGCCGCCGATGCCGCGCTGAGCGCCCTGCGCGGCGAGATCGAGGAAGTGAAGTCGCGGTTTCGCACGTCCCGCCCGCCGCTGAGTGCGGCCCATGGCGGCAATCATGAGCTGAAGGGCTTTGTCGACGGCTATCTGCGCGCCGGACGCGAGACCGAGCTGAAGTCGCTCAACACCGCGGTGATGGGCGATGGCGGCTTCGTCGTCCCCACCGTACTGGATCAGCAGATCGCCGAGCGCCTGCTGCGCCTCAGCCCGATCCGCTCGATCGCGCAGGTTGTCCAGACCACCACCTCGGACTATCGCAAGCTGATCGCCACGGGCGCGCCGCAGTCGGGCTGGGCCAGCCAGACCGGCGCGCGGGGCGAAACGACCTCGCCCAAATTCGCCGAAATCATCCCCCCCTCGGGCGAACTCTATGCCAACCCCTCGGCCACGCAGTTCATGCTGGACGATGCCGGCTTTGATGTCGAAGGCTGGCTGGCGGGCCAGATCGCCAATGAATTTGCCCGCGCCGAAGGGGCCGCCTTCGTTTCGGGCACGGGCACCAACCAGCCGCTGGGCTTTCTGACCGGCGCCACCAGCACCGCCGACGATACCAGCCGCACCTTTGGCATGCTCCAGCATCTGGGCTCGGGTGATGCGGCGGGCCTTGGCACGGCGCCCGATGACCGGCTGATCGACATGGTGATGGCGCTGAAACCGGGCCATCGTCAGGGCGCGGCATGGGTGATGAATGCGGCCACCATCGCCCAGATCCGCAAGGTCAAGGATTCGACCGGCGGCTATATCTGGCAGCCTTCGGTCATCGAAGGTCAGCCTAACCGCCTGCTGGGCTATCCGGTGGTCGAGGCATCGGACATGCCCGATGTAGCTGCCGGCGCCTATCCGATCGCGTTTGGCAATTTCCAGAACGGCTATCTGATCACCGAACGCTTTGGCACCCGTCTGCTGCGCGATCCCTACAGCAACAAGCCCTATGTCAACTTCTACGCCACCAAGCGCGTGGGCGGGCAGGTGCTCGATAGCGACGCGATCAAGCTGCTCAAGATCACCGCCTAAAGGCTCTCCCCGCCTGGCCCTTCGCGCCGCGACGCCGTTTCGGCGCGAAGGGCATCTTTTTCGTTCATGCAATAAGGGAGACCGCCATGACGCGGGTTATCGTCACGCCACCGGCCCTGGCACCTGCGGCGCTGGCCGAGCTGAAGGACTGGCTTGGCATCACCATTTCGGCGGACGATGCGGGTCTGACCAGCCTGCTCAGCACCGCGCTGGAGGTTTGCGCCGATTATATCGGCATGGTGCCGCTGGCCGTCACCTATGAAGAAACGCTGTGCGTACCCACCGGCCGCTCCGCCCTGCCCGGCCCGGCCGATTGGCAAAGCTGCCATTTCCCCGGCGACTGGCACGGGCGGGGCGGCAACGATGGCTGGCACCGGCTGGGCCTGCGCCCTGTCTCGGCGCTGATCTCGGCTGAAGCGCTGAGCAGCACCGGCACGCGCAGCACTCTGTCCGACACCCAGTATTCGGTGCGGATCGACGGCGATGGGCAATGCGCGATCCGCATTCCCGCCGCCATCGGGCTGGACCGCGCGGTAGTGCGTTTTACCGCCGGATTGGCGGATCAATGGTCGGGCCTGCCCGAATCGTTGCGCCATGGGATCATGCGCCTTGCCGCGCATCACTATCGCCAGCGTGAAAGCGCCGGGGCCGATGCCCTGCCGCCTGCCTCGGTCACCGCGCTGTGGCGGCCATGGCGCCGGATGCGCATGGCATGATCGCCGCCTCGTTTCAGCCCGATCCCGGCCAGTTGGTGAATGCACTGACCCGGCAGGCCGAAGTCATGGCGCAGGAAGCCGCCCAGCAAGCCCGGAGCGGAGGCGATTCCACCGCCATCTGGCGCAATGCGCGCCTGCTCTGGCCCGCCTTTACCGCCCCCGCCAGCCAAGGAGGATAGGCCCCATGGAAATTCCCCTGCGCGCCAGTCTGATCGAATGGCTGGCCAGCGATGCCACGCTTGCCACCATGCTCAACGCCATCACCGAGGAGGCGCCCAGCCGCACCGCTCTGCCGTGGCTGGCCATCGCCACCAGCGCCAGTGTGGACTGGAGCACCAAGACCGAAGCGGGCTGTGAAACGCGCATCGCGCTCGAACTGCATCTGCGCGGCGACCGGCCCGAAGATGGCGCCGCAATGACCGGCGCGGTTCAGGCCCGCATCGCCAGCCTGCCGCATGATCAGGGCGCCTATCGCATCGTCACGCTGAACTTCCTGCGCAGCCGCGCCGAAGCGCGCGCCAACAACACGCGCGCGATGCTGCTGGAATATCGCTTCCGCACCATCGCTGTCTGAAACCCTTTCCTTTCAAGGAGGACACCATGACCGCTCAATCCGGAGCCGCTTTTTTGCTGAAAATCACCGATGGTGCCGCAACGCCCACCTTCAACACCGTGGCGGGCCTGCGCACCACCCAGATGTCGATTGCCGGACAGGCCGTGGCCATCACCACCAAGGACAGCGCGGGCTGGCGCGACCTGCTTTCGGGTGCCGGCGCGCGCACCATTTCGGTCAGCGCCGCCGGGGTGTTCATGGGATCGGCCGCCGAAACCCGCATCCGCACCAATGCACTGGGCGGGGTGATCGACACCTATCAGCTCAGCTTTGAGGACGGCAGCAAAATGCAGGGCCAGTTCCTGGTACAGAAGCTGGAATATTCAGGCGATTACAACAATGAGCGCTCGTACACCATCCAACTCGAAAGCTCTGGCCCGGTGGTGTCGGTATGAATTCCGCCAATCCGTGGCGCGGCGAATCCAGCCTGATCGTGGCGGGCGAGGCGCGCGTGCTGCGCCCCAGCTTTGCCGCGCTGGTGGCCGCCGAGGAGGAATTGGGGCCGTTGTTCGCTCTGGTTGAGCGCGCGGCCGCAGGGCAATTGCGGCTGGCCGAGCTGATCGGCCTGTTCTGGCATTGCCTTGCCCGGCGCGAGGGCATCACCCGCGATCAGTTGGGCGAAGCGGTGGTGGCGCAGGGGCTGGCAGGCGTCTCGCCGCAATTGCGCGGCCTGCTGGGCCAGATCCTGCAAGGCGAGGGGTGATGGGGCAAAGCGCCAGCTTTGGAGAAGGCGCTCGGCGCTTGTCCGCTCTGGCGGCAAGACTACTGGGGTGGCGGCCCGATGCATTCTGGGCCGCCACCCCCGCCGAACTGGCCGCCATTCTGGCCCCCGATGCCGCCCCCGGCGCCGCGCCGCTCACCCGCGAGGAAATGAACCGCTTGATGGAGCGCGACCATGGCTAATACTTCCAGTTCCAGCGGATCGGATACGGTCCAGAGCCTGCTCATCGACGTGCGCGCCAGCACGCAGGGCTTTGCCCAAGATATCTCCGCCATGCGCAGCGGCTTTGATACCACGCTGCTGCCCGGATTTACCCAGGCTGGCTCTGCGCTCGACAGCGCACTGACGCAGGCGTTGAAACGCGGCAGCAGCGGGTTTGGCGATCTGCGCACCACCGCGCTCAAGGCGCTGGCCGATATTGCCGCCAGCGCGTCAAGCAGCCTTTTGTCCAGCGCGCTGGGGCTGGAGAGCAGCTCGAGCGCGACCTCGGGGATTTCCTCGCTTATCAGCTCGGTCCTCGGCCTGCCCGGACGAGCGACCGGGGGGCCGGTTTCGCCGGGTCAGGCCTATCTGGTAGGCGAGCGCGGGCCGGAACTGTTCGTGCCCACCTCGGCCGGATCGGTCGCCTCGAACGGCGCGCTCAACTCGACCTCGCGCAATGTGAACGTGTCGATTCAGCTTAACGGCGGCGGCAGTGATGCTCCTGCCGCCATGCAGCGGTCGAGCCGCCAAGTGGCCAGCGCCGTGCGCCGCGCGCTGACGCAGGCCTGATGCCGCAAACCTGCCTCCGCAAACCTGACTGAGTAGGAACCACCGATGGCCTTCTGGCTTGCCTCCGCCCGTGAGGGACAGGAAACCGACTGGATCCAGCGTTTTGACCCGAGCTTCTGGACAGTGAATTTTCCGCGCCCGATGATGGCCGCGATCACCACGCCCGCGCCCGATGCCCTGCGGCTCGACGCCTGTTTTCTGACGCAGGGCGATCTGGCCGGGTTGATCTGGGAGAGCGAGGATACGCTCGACCATCCGCTGCTCTCCTATGCCACGGCGCGCGATTATTCGGGCACGACCCTGTCGTTCCGCTGGCGCTCGGGCGGACTGATCGCGCTGGATCAGACCAATGGCCCAACACTGACCATCGAGGGGCGCGATGCGGGCGGCGCGGCGCGCACGTGGTATGTCCGCCTGTGGAACTTTGCCAGCGGATCGGGTGAGGACGCACAGATCACTCTGAACTTTTCCGATGTCTTCGGCGGATGGTCGCGCGATTTCGGGATGGATCCGCTCTATCCCGCCGACATTGACCGCATGTTCATCTCGCTGGTGCCCAATGGCTATGCTGCCGGTTCGACCACACCCTTGAGCACCAGCGCCAACGCATGGGCAGAATTGACCAATATCCGCTGCACCGGGCAAAGGGCGATGCTGCGGATCGGCAATATCTTTGTGCCCCCGCACGGGCTGGCCATGGCCACCGCCTATGATGACAGTTTCAACCAGACGCCCGCCCGCCTGCTCCGTTCGGTCCGCCAACTCGGCTATCGGGGCAGCATCCTGCACTATGTCGGAATGAGCCATTTCTTCCAGCTCACCGCTTCGGGCGGCAGCTATCTGGTGGGCCTGTCGGGCGATCCTTTGTGCCTGCCCGCGCGGGCTTGGCATGGGGAATTCTTCGCCGCCTGCAAGGCATGGGGTTATTCGCCCATTGCCTCGCTTTCTTATGAAGTGCTGGCCGCACATTGCCCGTCGGCGTGGCAACAGCGCGCGGCCAATGGCGATCCGGCGATGACGGGCTGGTCTCCGCCCTCGGCGCTGATGTCTCCGGCCAATACGGCGGCGATGACGTGGCAGAAATCGGTCGCAGCCGCCTTTGCGCAACTGCTGGTCGATGCCGGTTGCGCTGTGCGCTTTCAGGTGGGCGAGCCGTGGTGGTGGGTGATGAGCGATGGGCGGATCTGCATCTATGACGATGCGGCCAAGGCAGCCTTTGGCGGCAGCCCGGTGGCGATCCCCGATTTGCGCGCCGACCTGACCTCCGCGCAAACCGCCCTGCTGGATCAGGCAGGCGCGATGCTGGCGGCCTCGACCATCGCTCTGGCCGGCGCGACGCGGGCGGTGGCGCAGGCTGCGGGCGTGGCCAGCGAGACATTGTTGCTGACCTTCGTGCCCACGGTCCTTGACCCGGCGACGCCTGAGGCGCGGCGGGCCAATATGCCGGTCGGCTGGGCCAGCCCCGCTTTCGACCGGCTTCAGGTCGAGGATTACGACTGGCTGACCGCAGGCGCCGATGCCCAGCGTCAGGCCGCCTATCAACTGGTCAATGACCGGCTGGGATATCCGCCCGAACAGCAGGATTATCTGGCCGGTTTTGTCCTCCTGCCCAGCCAGACCAACCAATGGCGCCTGATTGATCAGGGCATTGGCGAGGCCCGCGAGCGGGAGGCGCATGAGATTTTCGTCTGGGCCCTGCCGCAGGTCTGCCGTGACGGCTTTGTCGCCCTGCCTATTGCCGAGGACAGCAACGATATGAACGCTTTCGACGATGTGGCCTATCCGCTGCCGCTGGGGCTGGACACCAAGATCAGCCCTTCCTTTTCCACCAGCGTGACCACCACGGCCTCCGGCTTTGAACGCCGCAATAGCCTATGGAGCGATGCCAAGCTGAGCTTTGATGTGGGACCGGGCATTCGCTCGGAACAGGATCTGGGCGTTCTGCTGGGGTTCTTCCGCGCGCGGCGCGGCCCGGCACGCGGCTTCCGCCTGTGCGACCCCAGCGATTTCAGCTCGAACGGCATGACCGACACGCCATCGGCCAGCGATCAGGTGCTGGGCACCGGCGACGGTGTGCTGGCCAACTTCCCCCTCGTCAAACGCTATGGCGCAGTGGCGCTGGGCGATGATGAGGCCCAGTTGCGGCGCATCACCCGCCCGCGCAGCGGCTCGGTGCTGGTCAGCGTCAATGGCGTAGCGCAGGCCAGCGGCTGGATGCTGGGCGCGGGCGGGGCTGTGCAATTCACCACGCCGCCCGCCGCCGGAGCCATCGTGCGCGCGGGGTTCCTCTTCGATGTGCCGGTGCGCTTTGAGCAGGACCGCCTCGACATCTCGGGCCTGACCTTTCTGGCCGGAGAGGCGCCCTCGGTTCCCCTGATCGAAGTGCGGGAGGCGGTATGAGCCGGGTATGGTTCGCGCAGCAACTGGAAACCGTGGCAACCTATTGGCGCATCATGCGCGGCGATGGGTTAGCGCTGGGCTTTACCACGCATGACCGCGACCTGTGGTTCGATGGGCTCAAGCATATGGCGGCGCCCGGCATGATGCCTGCGGCGATCCGGCGCACATCGGGGTTGGACGATGATTCGGCCGAAATCACCGGCGCGATCAGCCACTACGCGATCAGCGCCTTTGACCTGCAATCAGGCCGCTTCGAGGGCGCGCGCGTGGTGGTGGGGGTGGTCGATTGGGAAACGATGGAGCATCAACCGCTCTATCGCGGTGCGATCGGCACGGTCAGTCAGGAAATGCAGGGCTTTGTCGCCGAACTGGAATCGAGCAAGGCAGAGCTGGCCCGCGATCCGATCCCGCGCACGAGCCCCACATGCCGCGCGCAATTCTGCGACCGGGACTGCGCCCTTTCGGCGGCGCGTTTCAGCCATGAGGCCACGCTGCTGGCGCATGATCTGGACAGCAATCTGGTCCATCTGACCAATTCTTCCGGTCTTGGGCTCGATCTGGGGCTGCTGCTGGGCGGGACGCTGCGTTGGATCGATGGGCCTTATGCAGGCCTGTCGATGACGATTACCGGGCGCTCCGGCAGCTTCCTGATGCTGGATCATCCGCTCGATCTGGCGCTGACCAGCGGGTTGCGAGTGACGCTGCGCGAGGGTTGTGATCACACGCTGGCCACATGCGGCGAGCGTTTTGGCAATGCCGTCAATTTTCGCGGCGAGCCGTTCCTGCCGGGCAATGATCTGGTGGTGCGCTATGGGGTGGCGGGATGAGTTTTGCGCTGGATCTGGCGCAGGCCGCCGAGGATCTGGTCGGCACGCGCTTTCGCCTGCATGGCCGCCATCCCGAACATGGATTGGACTGTCTGGGCGTGCTGGCGGCGGCGCTGCGGGCGGTCGGGCGCCCCGGCGATTTGCCCACCGATTATGCCTGGCGCAACGCCAATCCGCAGCGCGCGATGGATCTGGCCGGGCGGTGGGGTTTTGTCGCGGTCGAGGGCGCGATCCTGCCCGGCGATGTGGTCCTGCTGCGCATGGGGGCCGCCACGCTGCATTTCGTCATCGCCGTTTCGGGCGGCAGTTTTGTCCACGCTCATGCCGGCCAGCGGCAAGTGTTGCGTTCACCCGCCATGCCTGATGGCGTGATGGTCGAACACTGGCGCCTTGATCCAAACCTTTAAGGAAGCAGACCATGGCTACGATTTTGTTCACGGCGATCGGCACTGCCTTTGGCGGGCCTTTGGGTGGCGCGCTGGGCGCATTGGTGGGCAGCCAGATCGACGGGGCGATCTTTGGCACCTCCAGCAAGCGTCAGGGCGCGCGCCTGCAAGACATGAGCGTCACCACATCGACCTATGGCGCAGCTCTGCCGCGCCATTATGGCCGGATGCGGGTGGGCGGCACGATCATCTGGGCCACCGATCTGAGCGAGCATAGTTCGACCAGCGGGGGCGGCAAGGGTCAGGCCTCGACCACCACCTACAGCTATACCTCCTCCTTTGCCGTGGCGCTGGCCAGTCGCCCGATCATCGGGATTGGCCGGATCTGGGCCGATGGCAAATTGCTGCGCGGATCATCGGGCGATCTCAAGGTTGGCGGCACCTTGCGTATTCATGACGGAACGGAGGATCAGGCACGCGACCCGCTGATGGCTTCGCTGTTGGGCGGCGATCTGTGCCCGGCCTTTCGCGGCACAGCCTATGTGGTGTTTGAGGATCTGCAATTGGGCGAATTTGGCAATCGCATTCCCAGCCTCAATTTCGAAGTCTTTTGCGATGAAGGAACGCTCAATCTGGCCACGCTTGTGCAGGATGCGGTCGAGGATGCTCATGTCGATGTGCCGGTCGATGGCGTTCTGGGTTTTTCCTGTTCAGACCCGCTGGCCGATACACTGGCGGCTTGGTTGCCGATTATCCCGATTGTCTGCAATGCCGATGGCGAAGGGCTGACCATTGCGCCGCAGGATGTTGCGGCGGTGCGCATGTTGGACGAGCCGGTCGCGGCCACGGGCGGCGGGGATTTCGGCGGCAAGGGCGGCTATAGCTGGAAACGCACGCCGCCCGCCAAATCGCCGCCAAGGTCGCTGCGCTATTACGATGTCGATCTGGATTATCAGCCTGGATCACAGCGAGCGCCCGGCGGCGCTCTTTCGGGCCAGCCCAAGACGATCGACCTGCCCGTCAGCACGACCAGCGAGGAGGCCTTTAGCCTGATATGCGGCGCGGTGCAGAGCGATGACTGGTCGCAGGAAACGATCCAGTGGCGCTGCGCCGAACTCGATCCGGCGGTGGCGCCGGGCAGTTGCGTGACACTGCCCTCGATTCAGGGCCTTTGGCAGGTGAAGGATTGGGAGTGGCGCGACACGGGGATCGAACTGAACCTTACCCGCATCGCTCCTGCGCAGGCGCTGATCCGGGCGGCCACAGCCTCCGGGCAGGCCAATCTGGCCTCCGATCTGGCGGTTGGCCAGACTCGGATCGTCGCCTTCGAACTACCCTCGGACGGGAGCAGTACTGGGGACGCCGGGCTGATCTATGCCGCGCTCTCATCCTCAGGCAGCGCGTGGAAGGGGGCCGTCCTCTATGTCGATGATGGCACCGGGGCCTTGACCCAGATCGGGACCAGTGGGCGGCAACTGGCCACTTTGGGCAAGGCGCTGACTGTGCTGGCGACGGGGCCTTCACACGTGCTGGATCGGTATAATGCGGTTGAAATCGAACTGGCCAATGCGAGTCTGGCTCTGGTCGACGCCACACTGCGCCAATTGTCGGCGGGAAGCAATCGCGCCTTGCTGGGCACGGAAATCGTGCAATTTGGTCGGGCGGTGCCGCTGGGCGGTGCGCGGTGGCGGCTGGAGCAATTGCTGCGCGGGCGCGCCGGAACCGAAGCGGCCATCGGCAACCATGCCATCGACGAGCCCTTCGTCCTCCTTGATGACACCGTAATCGAGTTGGACAAGACCAAGCTGGGCAGTTCAACCAGCAGCCTGATCGCGGCCATGGGGCTGGGCGACAGCGATCCGGTCGAAACCGCGATTGCCTGTCGCGGGATCGCCACGCGCCCCCTCTCGCCGGTACAGGGTCAGGCCGGGCTGCAGTCGGATGGTTCGTTGAGCCTGAGTTGGACCCGAAGGGCCCGGGGCGCCTGGGTATGGTCCGATTATGTCGATGTCCCGCTCAAAGAGGAAAAGGAAGCCTATCAAGTCGGCTACGGCACGACCTCGGCCCCATATGCCTTTTGGGAGGTAACTTCTGCCAGCCTGATCCTTACCGCCGCGATGCAAAGCGATCTGGTTTCAGCCCATGGTCATGGCGCTCTGTGGGTCAAACAGATCGGCACCTATCAGGCTTCTGACGCACTGCACTTGTTCGACCTGTGA